ACACCCACTGGATACCACTTTCCGGCGTGTGCTATGGCGGCTTTGCCCTTCAAATATTGGACGGGTTCGATGCGCTTCAGATTTCAATTTGTTTGCTCTGCATTTCATAAGGGTAGGATCAAAATTGTGTATGATCCAAATATTATTGAGAGTAATGAGTACAACACCAATTATATTGAAGTTGTTGACATTGCTGATAAATCTGATTTTACTATCGAGATTGGCAATGGGCAAACAACTACCCTTTTGACTCACGCGCAACCAGGAGTACAAACAGAATTTGATATGCACCGGAACCTATTATTTCCTAGTGTAGGTCCCGGTAATGGTGTTATAGGCGTATTTGTGGTAAACGAATTGACGACACCCAATTCCACTGTGACTAATGATATTGAATGCAATGTCTATGTTAGCATGGGGGATGATTTTGAAACATTTGTTCCTGACGACCAGTTTCAACAATTCGTGTTTAAACCACAAAGTGGTCGGGAGACGGCACCCGATTCACACAATACGGAGGAGCCTTCAGCTCCTCAGCAAGAAGAAGCCACGAATGTGGGCCCCGGATATACCAATCATGAAATGATCAATTTAGTGTATACTGGAGAATCGATCTCTAGTTTTCGCACATTATTGAAACGCTATAATTTACATTCAAATCTTATCTATAATACAGATACAGATGCGAAGGTATTTTATGGGAGACGATCTATGTTTCCCTATTTGCGTGGTAATGTTGCCGGGGCCGTCAACGTGGACGGTCTCGGTAACAGCTATAGTTACTGCAATACAGTTTTGCTGCATTGGGTAACTTTAGCCTTTTCCGGGTGGAGGGGTAGTATACGGTGGAAGCTACTCCCCCGAGGCTTCTTGAGTAATTCAAGAATACCTCAAACATATATTCAACGTGCTCCCATTGGGGAGTTTGAATATCAAAAGGGCTTTGTCAAGCCTAATTACACCACCGACGGAGTTGCGGCTGCGTCGGTTATGGTGGCCAATGGAACGTTTCCAAATGTGGAAGCGCCTTTATCGGGACCAAAAGGTCTCGTTTTTGCACAAGGTTTGGTTAACCCGAATGTTGAATTTGAATGCCCTTTTTATTCACCTTTCAGGTTTGAACCTGGTAAAACCGAAAATCACACAGGCTTAGCATTATTTAACGAAAGCTGGGATTATCGAGTTTTTACCAACGGCTCTACAGACACCGCTTTGGATGCCTTTTGTGCGGCCGGTGAAGATTTTCAAGTGTATTTCTTCACTGGTTTACCCGTAATGTATTACGAGCCCACGCCACCCACCCCTTAAGGTGGACGCGTTACACCTAGACGTATGCCCTACGTCTTTAAATAAGTACCTGGTAGGTAGCTTACGCCTAACAATGTAAGACTTAATAAAAT